AATCTCTTTACAGCTTCTTTTTCTGTTTTAGCTTCAATTTCTACCCACCTATTTTCATCCTGCAAATCATCATAATAAATTATTCTAAAAGTTTTCATTTATTTTTCCTCTATGTTTATTTATAAATTCATTTCTTTACAAAGCCTTTTAAAATTTCTAATCCATTCTTTTACAAGCTTAGCTTGTTTTCTTTTCCAAGCTTTAACAGAATTTTTAGAACTATTATTTTTATGCTTATAATATTCGCAACCTTTTTTTAATTTCTCATTCTTCATTCATTGCCCATAATAACATTAAATAGACAATAGCATCTGCGTATCTTCCCTCGATAGATTCTCTTTGCGATATGTGACCATTATGATAGGACACTATTCCGTCGACATGCTTTAAGAAAAATGTCAATAATATTTTTTCTTTAGATATATTTAATAATTTACCTTCTCGTTTAAAGTTCGCAAATATATCTTCTTCGTCTTGTGCATACTCTTTCTGCCCCGAGCTCCTCATCTTTAGTATTTTAGGCAAGATAGTATCTTCAAGGACTGATTCAAAGTCTTTAGCGTTCATATTTCTCCTTTAATTTACCTGTTTTTCGATTAATCATACCTCCCTGCCACATAAATATAACAAGTGTTGGAAGGTCTATTTCCATATTGGTAGCGTCATTGCGCCATTTATAGTTACCAATTTGTGTAAATCTATCTAATCCCCAGCTATAAGCTGTACGCCTACACTCTTTAAATATCCCCGTCGGAATTTTCAAGTTTTTTCCGATTGTAGTATATTTTATCTTTTGTTGCTTTAAGATTTCTGCAGGGCTTGCAACGACACCCTCTAGCATAAGCCGCTACCGTTGGACATGGTTTCCTTTCTTGACTTCGTCCTCCTCTACTTTCTCTTGCATTGCAAGATAGGTGAGAAAACGCTATATTATCTAAGTCCCAGAATAATTCTTTAGGATTTTCAGAATGTAACCAAGGTGTTTTATGGTCAATAGACAAGTTTTCTAATTTAATTTCAGCTCCACATCGAAAACACCAATTCATGTCTAATTTACAAGCTAAATGAAATAGTAGCTTTTTTTTTAATTGATGTGAAGCTGTTCCTGGATTTAGCCCCAGTTGTTTAGTCTTGGTTTTTAATGACCTCATTTGAGATGCTTTTCCCAGAAAGTTCCATTTGTTTAGATATTTTATCCTTTTCTTGTCCAATCAGTTGTGCTATCTTATTAGTTTCTTGAGTTAAAACTGAAACTATAATTTGCTTAGCACACTCATTAGCATCTTTCTTCGCTTCAAGTTCAATCAGCCTTCTCGTTTGCATACTTCTCCTTTTTTATATAGCGAAACTTAGAGAATAATACCCCCCTTTGGTTATAAAAATATCTAAATAAAAGTTTCGCTGAAGTGACAAGATACAACTTATAAGCGTTCTAATTCAAGTAGTAATAATCTTTTTTCATCTTTCTGTATCTTCTTATATTTTAATCTTAACTTTTGTAACTCTTCTGTAATAATTATATGTGTATATTTATATTTAATATCTTCAGCTGTTAATTCTTCTGAATTAATATAATTAATTGCTTCACTTAATCTTCCCATTGTTGATTATTCTCCCTTAGTTATTATATATTTAGGCATTAATTTTCTCCTTAAACAATATAAATACTATGCATGCTTTTATCTCAACTGAACTCAGTGACTCACATTCCTTTTCTGTACATTAACAGTAGAGTTTCCTGGAATAAACTTAGTCAAACTTCACAGGACCTAGAACAGCTTAGTTTGATACATGCGATAGTATTTATAAGTTAAAAGAGGGGAGATTAAATCCCCCCTCCAAGTTAAACATCGTCTTTACGCTTCTTTTGAGTTTCTACATAAACTTTTCCGTAATCTCTTTTAGCACATTTTAAACAAATCTCATAAACACTCTTACTTAACATAAGATGCCATTCAAACACATCACCTGAGCGCATATCACCACAACAATCACAGCGATGATATTTCTTTTTGCCTAAATATGTTAAACTCATCGGAATAAATCTCCTTTTGATAACTTACGAAGAATATATTTAAACACGTGTTCTGGTTGACGTTTTAGCCATTTTAATACACGCTTATATTCATCGTTAGTGAGTGGACCTTTTCTAGTATTGCATCTATTACAAATAAATTGTAGGTTATCTACAGTACTTTCTCCTCCACAGCTTAAAGGTGATATATGGTCACAAGCCATATTTTTATGTAAGATTCTCGTATCACAGTATTTACATTGCTTTCCGTAGACATTTATAATCATTTCTCGAATCTCAGTAACGCTGATATTACAATGAACATCAGCCTCTCTACTACGCTTCTTTAATGACGCCTTTAACGTAGTCGCTTTCCTCATGAGTTTATTGAATATAACATTCCAATGTGTTCCATGAAGTTTTCTTAAGCGACTTTCCAGCCTGTCTTGCCAATACTGTAAACGACCCATGGCTCTAAAACGGCAGAGCTAATTGCTTAATCCGATATGAAGCATATTTTGCTCCATATCCGTTACTAACCATTGTCGTTTTAATGTCGTAGCCTTCACCTCTTAATGTAAACACAATAGCTGATAATCTGAACACGCCAAAATTATGTAATGCTTCTATGGGTGTAATGCTATTGCCTCTTTTTAAGAAATTTAATACTTTAGCTTTCTGCGTGGTCTGTCGTGGTGTATTCATAATTAGTTTCCTTTAATTTAGCAAAAGATAATGAAGTATAAAACCTCCATATACCTATTGCGATTATTATATTATTAATATCATCAGTATCTTCTATTGTCATACTAATAGAGAAATACTTTAATATTGTTATTCCAATGAGACTATGTCCCCTAACAAGTTTTATCAAGTACGCCTCACTTTCTCTATCGTGCTAATAGAAATACCATCAGGCATTTCATGTCCTTCTTTTATAGCTTTGATAGCTTCAGCTCTAGCCTTAACTTTGTCAGGTTTCTTTAGAATTTCTGTTTTAATAAAGTCATTGTGACAAGTTTGCATATCTACTTCTACAGGAGAATAGCTATTATATAGCTTATATCTAGCTGTATCTGTTTCAAGTAAACCATCGTTGCCCATAGTTTTAATAACCATAGGCATCAAGACTCCATTTACATATTTCTTCACATTCTCTATTGCTTTTTCACGCCTACGCATCCTATTAACTTCTTTCATTAACGCATCTTTTTCACCGCCTACTGCACCTTTACGCCTTTCTAACTCCGTAACAAACCAATCCAAACTTTCAACTTTATTACCAAGCTCTGCTTGAGCTTTTTGTAATTCCATCGCTAGTTCTTCATACTCATTTGATTCAATATCATCTTGTAATATTATCATATCTTGCTCAATATCAATAATATTAGAGATTAGTTCCTTAGTTGTCGCCATCTAAGACTCCTTCTGGTTTAATGATTTGTCTTTCGGCTTCTTCCGCTTCAAAGTCTCTAACAAGTCTTAAGTTGTTTAACTTTAACTTTACTTGAAACAAGTTGCCATTAGAATTTTTATGCATTGTAACTGTGCGAGTTTTCTCACCTTGATTACCCTCAATACTTAATACTTTTGAGGATGCATTTTCTATAGCACCCGAGCCTTTTCCTGAGTTTATAGTTAAACTTTGTTGTTTGCCCTCTCTGTCTTTTAATGCACCACGTGCAACTTGAGCTAATTGAACAATAATTATGTTCTGGTTTGTAGCCAAGTTTCTCAGTCCGTGACAAATTTTGTTTAACCTTTCGTATTCTCCTCTGCTACCTGCGTCAACTAAATCAAGATAATCAATAACAAGAAGTTTAGGTCTAAATTCCTTTACATCTTGCTCTATCTTCTCTAATGAAGGAGATAGTGTGCTTATCTTAATATGGTCAATATACTCTTTTGAAATATCATACATAGCTCGTACATTATTTCTTATACTGCGTTCAACATCTCTTGACGAACAATCGTTCACTATAGAGAGGTTTCTTTTGTGCATCTCGTGTAAGCTTAACTCTAGAGATAAAAACAGAGTATCAATTTGAAGCTTTTTTATTATTTTATTATTAGCACAGCAATACCCTAATACTAAATTTTGAATTAAAGTAGTTTTATTACAGCCAGTTGGGCCGTATATTGTTATTAATTCACCGGGGTATACAGTAATAGAATCTTCCAATCCTAATAAAGCTCCAATTTCTAACTTTTTACCTTTAAAGTCTGTAGTTACGTATCTTTCTAACTCTACTTGCATATCATCGCAATTACTAATTGTACTTAAGTAGTCTTTATTTTTATAGTATCTACACAGAGGAGAACAATTTTCTTTTAATAAAGCATCGTTACATCCGTATTGATAATTTCTATTATAAACACTTTCTACATTTCTAACTATTTCGCTATCATTTAGAGAACTTGCATTCCAATCAAGTAAAGCAGCTTTACAAGCTTGCAAAGGAATGCCTTTACGCTTATAATGACTTGCTAGTCTTAATATAATAACATGTCTATTGCCCTGAGTTGGGCCCTGGTTATATATTGTTTGTAAACAAGTTGCTTCAGCAGTATTCTCTTTTACAGTTTTATGAATTTGCATACGCGTAATTGAATGTGACTTAACTATATGGCTTTTTAACTCACCGGCCCCTACATTTGATACACAAGTAGAATTAACTAATTTTCCGTCCTTAGAAAGGGGATTTTTAGCCAATTCATGTATCTGAGATACACTCATACTTAATAAATCATTATAAGGTATTGGTATTTTATATAAACCACTTTTTTGATTCTGTGTCCAAGGCATTCTATATAAAGAAACATGACTATAAATAGTTGTATCTATTCCTTTAAATAATTTACATATAGTGTCTTTTACTTCAATAGGTAACCTAGGTGATGGTTTAAAACCAAATACTAGGTTTGGTATGTGTATATTATAGCCAGTGCCACTAAAAAATATATTAAAGTTGTCTTCTTTTAAACCCAATTCCAGAAGTTCAGATATTAGATTGTGTACTGTGTCTAATGTATGTTCGTCAGTATTTCTACCTTTGTCAACATCAAGAATAATCCAATCAATCCAACGTTCTTCTACGTACTCTTTGGTTTTAAACTTCTTATCCTCGACAGCTTTACGAGGGTAAAGATACATACTTCTATATAAAGATGCTCCTGCTTGGAAGCCTCCATTTTGTGCCTGTATAATATATTTACTAAGGTTCGATTTGCTACAAGGGACACCACGATAAGCGGGCGTCCCTAAAGCAAGTTCTACAAAGTCGTATTCAATCACAGAACGACGGAATCAAGAACGTTATCTACTGTAACGTTATTAGCTACTCCATTATTCATGCTGTTTAACTCTTCTTGAGAAACTTCGTTTAAATAGTTGTTCTTTTGTAAAAACTCAATTCTACTTTCAAGTTTCTCACGACCTGAATCATCATTTGGTTGAACGTAGTTTAACACTACTGTGTAAACTTTTCTTGTTTTCTTGTTCATTTCCTTGTAAACATATACATATAAATTAAAGTTATGGGTGCTATCGTCTGCCTGTTTGCCAGAAGCGAAAGTACTTAACTCATTTTCTACGTTAGTTGCATTACCAGAAGCATCACAAAACTCACCTTTTGCATTAATACCACCACTATAACCTATGGCGTCAAATAATGCATAAATATCTTTTACTAATTTACTATCAGCCATTACATTGCCCTGAGAATCTCTCTTGTAAGAGCCTTTAACTCGTAAAGTAGTAGAATATTTACTGTTATTTGTTGCTAATTGAACATCAATATAGACATCGGCCCAAGAACTGAACTCTGATTGTCTATCTTTGATTTCTATTATTGATGCTTCTTGGAATCCAAGAAAGCTGGTTCCACCTGCTACTGGTGAATCGTCTTTTGGTCGGATTAATCCTTCCATGGCGCGTCTCCTTCTTTATTATGGTTTTTCAATTCATCAACTACTGCTTTAAAATCAAGCGGTAGT